AAAACCGTGCAGAAGTGGAACTGGCCACACTCACGTGGGTGGACTGGTATAACAATCGACGATTGCTGGGAAGGCTGGGTCATATCCCTCCGGCAGAAGCAGAAAAAGCTTATTATGCTTCCATCAGAAACGATGATCTGGCAGCCTGAGTTCACAGATAAAACACTCTCCAGGAAAACCGGGGCGGTTCAAAGAGCTTTCGCGCAATTTTTCGCGCCAGTCGCTGCTCTTGCATTGCCTGTTCACGTTGAGCCTGTCTGCGTGCTCTGCGGCGATTTCTGGCGTTATCGTCAGCCAGATATGTAATGACTACTGTCATGTTGACCTCCGATGATTGACTTTGGTGATTGGATGGCCGGTGCTGAATTCCGGCTTACTGGTTAGAGCGCCCGCACTACCAGTGACGCTGTCTTGAGGCGCAGATTGGTTACTGCTTGCCATGAGCGCTGTTTATACATTGGTCGAGCATCAGCCTGCTCATTCATCCAATCCCAAAGCCAACTACTCTTTGACTCACACTCTCGCAGTGAGCGCGCTCATGCCCTTGAGTCTCTGCCGCTTCATCGCCGCTGATAACCGGTGCGCGTCTGGCATTCGCGCTGCTTTACCGGAGCTACTTTTAATATATTGACCCTAACCCGATGCTAAGCAGGCTCGCTCAATGGCGACTCAGGGCAGCATCATTACTGCTGCATTTCCTTTCGGCTGCGGTCTAACCGCGTTAGTGCACCATTACGGCACCTCCTGTTTGGTTAAACTCAGTTCCCGCATTTCGGCGGGACAATCCCATCAATGTTAAAGAGCCTGCCAATCTGTTCCGTTTGGCTTCCAGCGTCCTGCTGATGGCTAAAGAATACTGTAGGTATTTTATTGTGTAAATACCCAAGGTATTTATTTTTGATGAAATAATGATAAACAAATGAATACAAAGGATATTTATTTGTTTCGGTGTCTGCTTGTTCAGTGCTTTTTATGCGGGATATGTGAAGTGGATCCCGATAGCTATTGCTGCCGGGATTATGGGTTAGTCAGCGAAGGTTAAGACGAGAATTACCTTAATGATGTCTGCTACAACAGACACGGCCATAGATAAACCAAAGACGATCCAAGCCATAGAGATGTCTTCACTACCATCGTATAGGGTTCCGTAATCACTGGTGTAAGGCGTAAATGTCGCGCCTTGATACAATAGGTATAAGCTTGATCCATAGAGGATAAATGCAGATATCCCTTGTATTGCTATGATCACTAGAATCATGAAACGAGCTGATCTATGCGCCCAAGCCTGGCTTATTTTTTCTGATAGAGATTTCGCAATAAAAGCATGCGCTAAGCCGTAAATTGTTGAGATTGCCAACATCCCCAAAAAGCTTGCTATAGCGGTTCCAACCATAAGCGCCCCCTTGCGTGATCAAACCAGTCTGAGTTTTGTCTCAATTGCAACGCCTATAATCTTGCAGTTTCCATTGATTGGCACGAGAGGCCATGCAGGATTAAGTCCCTTGAGGTATTTATTTCCGCCGTCGATTATCAGCTTCTTGAATGTTGCTTCGTTAGAGTCAGAAAGTTTTGCTATGACCAAGCTGCCGTTGATCGCCTCCCTTCCGGTATCGAAAAGAACGAATGTTCCCTCTGGAATGCTTAACCCAACCGGTGCCGTCATTGAATCACCTTCCACTTTAAGCCAGAACGCATTACCTTGAATATGCGCGTCAGACTCAAGCCAAACATCTATGTCTTTAATGGTGTATGGTTCGCATGCTTCACACCACGAGCCAGCCTGGATACTGCTTAACACCGGATACCTCTTTCCTGCTCTGTATTCCCCTGCATACCTTACGTTGGCATCGCTCTTAAGGCTTTCTGCCTGTTCTGCAACCTTGGCAGCAATTGACTGGCTAAAATCAGCAATTGAGACTTGCAACAGTCGTGCAAAACCAGATGCAACCTCAACGTTTAGCGCGTTTCTGCCATTAAGATAATGCCCTACCGCTCCTTGGGTGATACCAAGTTCATCAGCGATTGAGTATTGGGTTATTCCCAACTCTTTCTTTTTTGACTCATACAAAGCCTTAAGCCGCTTAGCGTCTTCGAGCTGTTCTGTCGTCAGTGATTTTTTATTTTCCATAGCTTAATTCTAATAGCTAAGGTACTTAAACTAAAAATACCCTGAGTATTGATTGCTTTGAATACCTGTAGTATTCTTTGTTCATGGTTAATAACGGAGTGTGCATATGATTCGAATGACACTTGCCGATTACGCCAAAATCCATGGACAGGCTAAAGCAGCCAGTGACTTTGGTGTAATCCAGTGCGCTATCAGCAAGGCCATTCTGGCAGGCCGTAACATTATGGTTACGGTAAAGCCTGATGGCAGTGTGATTGGAGAGGAAGTTCGTCCTTTCCCAAGCAACAAGAAAAACAAATAGTAACACCGCTCTTTAACAGTCATGGTCCTCATTCCCGCCGAAATGCGGGAATACAACGCGCATCAGTTGTTGCGCATAACTTCTTATTTGTTAAGGAAATACTTACATATGCAACTTACAAGTACTCGCAAGAAAGCGAATGCAATTACAAGCAACATCCTAAATCGAATTGCTGTACGTGGTCAGCGAAAGGTTGCTGATGCATTAGGGATCAATGAATCGCAAATTTCGCGATGGAAAGACAGCTTTATCCCAAAGATGGCCATGCTTCTGGCTGTGCTGGAGTGGGGTGTTGAAGACGAGGAATTAGCGGAGCTGGCAAAGAAAGTAGCCATGGTGCTGACAAAAGAAAAGCCTCAAGACTGCGGCAACAGTTTTGAGGCCTGATGTAGAAAGACTGGATCAATCCACAGGAGTAATTATGACAAAACGTCGTAAGAAATACCAGGAAAAAGAAGAGATTCGACACCCTGATTCACCTGAGGGATTAGTGGTAGCCGCAGCAAATAACAGGGCGTTCGCAGAGCGCCTTGTTGGTGTTTACAGACTAGCCAAAGCAGGAGTGAAACATGGGCGTAGTTAAGTTAGCTGATTACAGGCCTCAACTGGAGGTCGTGGAGCATCGCGTGGCAGATACCGAAGATGGTTTCATGCGCGTTGCTAACGAGATTACCGACAGTCTGCTGATGGCTGATTTAACCGTCAGGCAGTTGAAGGTGATGCTCGCTATCATGCGCAAGACATACGGATTCAATAAGCCGATGGATCGACTCACAAACACGCAGATAGCAGCCATGACAGGTATTCATCACACTCATGTTTGCGCTGCCAAGCGCCAGCTTATTGAGCGTAAATTCCTCATTGCTGATGGCGTGAAAATCGGAGTGAACAAGGTGGTTTCTCAGTGGATTAGCCAGGACAGCTTAACATTAGCTAAGACAGCTAATAAAACATTAGCCAAGTCGGCTAATGGGTATAAGCCAAGTCAGCTAAACACAAAAGACAATATACAAAAGACAATAAATACAAATACCCCCTTACCCCCTAACGGGGGCGGCGATGGGCAGGTTAAACCTGAACGTCGCAAGGCAGAACGAATCGACTACGAATCCTTCCTGAACGCTTACAACACCGAGGTCGGTGACAGACTGCCGCACGCTGTTGCGGTCAACGAGAAACGCAAACGTCGCTTGAAGAAAATCATTCCGCAACTGAAAACGCCAAACGTGGACGGTTTCAGAGCGTATGTCAGGGCGTTTGTGCATCAGGCCAAGCCGTTTTACTTCGGAGACAACGACACGGGCTGGACGGCCGATTTTGATTACCTGCTGAGGGAAGACTCGTTAACGGGAGTTCGGGAAGGGAAGTTTGCAGACAGGGGGATTGCATGAGACAGGATATCGAAGCGAGCGTTATCGGTGGCCTGCTGATTGGTGGATTAACACCAACCGCCAGCGACGTTCTGGCAACGCTGGAGCCGGAAGCGTTTTCAATTCCGCTCTACCGGAAAGCCTTCGAGGTTATCCGCAAGCAGGCGAGAAACAGAAACCTAATCGACGCGCTGATGGTTGCCGAGGCGTGCGGAGAGGAGCATTTCACGTCAATCCTGATGACCAGCAAAAACTGCCCGAGTGCCGCAAACCTGAAGGGATATGCCGGAATGGTCGCGGATAACTATCACCGCCGTCTGGTGCTGGAAATCATGGATGAAATGCGTGAACCAATTCAGAGCGGAACCATCGACGCATCGAGTCAGGCGATGGATGAGCTTGTAAAGCGTCTTTCAGCCATCAGGAAGCCCCGTGACGAGGTTAAACCGGTACGGTTAGGGGAAATCATCACCGACTACACTGACACGCTTGACAGGCGTCTGAGGAACGGAGAAGAGTCAGATACCCTGAAGACCGGAATCGAAGAACTTGATGCCATCACCGGAGGGATGAACGCGGAAGACCTGGTGATAATCGCTGCTCGTCCTGGTATGGGGAAAACCGAACTGGCTCTGAAGATTGCCGAAGGCGTTGCAAGCCGCGTTATTCCTGGTTCTGACGTCCGGCGCGGGGTATTGATTTTCTCGATGGAAATGAGCGCATTGCAGATTGCAGAGCGAAGCATTGCCAACGCCGGGAGGATGTCGGTTAGCGTACTGCGAAATCCTGCATCGATGGATGACGAAGGCTGGGCGCGTGTTGCTAACGGCATGAGTCAGCTTGCAGATTTGGATGTATGGGTAGTCGATGCCTCGCGGTTATCGGTCGAAGAAATACGCTCAATCGCAGAACGGCACAAACAGGAAAATCCAAACCTGTCACTCATCATGGCGGATTATCTTGGCCTGATTGAGAAGCCGAAAGCAGATCGCAACGACCTCGCAATTGCTCACATCTCCGGAAGCCTGAAGGCGATGGCGAAAGACCTGAAAACACCGGTTATCTCCCTGAGTCAGCTTTCGCGCGATGTTGAGAAGCGACCAAACAAACGCCCGACAAACGCAGATTTGCGTGATTCAGGAAGCATTGAACAGGATGCAGACTCAATCATCATGCTCTATCGGGAAGCGGTATATGACGAGAACAGTAGCGCCGCGCCATTTGCTGAAATCATCGTAACGAAAAACCGTTTTGGCTCGCTTGGTACGGTTTACCAGCGGTTCTGCAACGGACACTTTGTTGCCTGTGACCAGGATGAAGCCAGACAGATTTGCACATCATCAAATGCACCTGCTGCGCGTGGCAGACGATATGCGCAAGGGGCTGACGTATGACCATCTACATCACTGAGTTAATAACAGGGGCTATTTACACAGTAGCCCTTTTTTATTGGATTAAGAACGAGGGGAATCCTGATGGACACCGTTAACGGAATGTGTTCAGACGCACCGCGTGCCAAGAAATGTAAATGCGGAAAATCACCGACAATATTCGACATGGAGAACGGGTGCCAGATCTACTGCGCTAACCACGCTGCTGTGGCGGCCGCGAATTATCGCAGTGCGGTAACGGAGTGGAATAACCTGAAATCTGTTAGAGAGGGAAGTCATGAAAAAACTAACCTTTGAAATTCGATCCCCAGTACATCAGCAAAACGCTATTCACGCGGTACAGCAAATTCTTCCAGACCCAACCAAACCAATCGTAGTAACCATTCAGGAACGCAACCGCAGCTTAGACCAGAATCGAAAGCTTTGGGCTTGCCTTGGTGACGTCTCTCGTCAGGTTGAATGGCATGGGCGCTGGCTGGATGCAGAAAGCTGGAAGTGTGTGTTTACCGCAGCATTAAAGCAGCAGGATGTTGTTCCTAACCTTGCCGGGAATGGCTTTGTGGTAATAGGCCAGTCAACCAGCAGGATGCGTGTAAACGAATTTGCGGAGCTATTAGAGCTTATACAGGCATTCGGTACAGAGCGTGGCGTTAAGTGGTCAGACGAAGCGCGACTGGCTCTCGAATGGAAAGCGCGATGGGGAGATCGGGCTGCATGACTATCAAATCAAATACGCCAGCACACGACAAGGACTGCTGGCGAACGCCGCTTTGGCTTTTTGATGCACTGGATATTGAGTTTGGATTCTGGCTGGATTCGGCAGCGAGCGACAAAAATGCTCTGTGTGCTCACTGGCTAACTGAGGCCGACGACGCGCTCAATTCTGAGTGGGTAAGCCACGGTGCAATCTGGAATAACCCACCGTACAGCAATATCAGGCCGTGGGTGGAAAAAGCCGCTGAGCAGTGCATACAACAGCGACAGACGGTAGTTATGCTTGTGCCAGAGGATATGTCAGTCGGATGGTTCAGCAAGGCTCTGGAGAGCGTTGACGAAGTTCGCATTATCACTGATGGACGGATTAATTTTATCGAACCATCGACAGGGCTGGAGAAGAAGGGAAACAGCAAAGGCTCCATGCTGCTGATTTGGCGACCGTTCATCAGTCCTCGACGGATGTTTACTACCGTATCCAAAGCGGCATTGATGGCGATCGGGCAGGGCGTCAGGAGGGCAGCATGAGGCGACAGCGACGAAGTATTACCGACATCATCTGTGAAAACTGCAAATACCTTCCAACGAAGCGCTCCAGAAATAAACGCAAGCCAATCCCAAAAGAATCTGACGTAAAAACCTTCAACTACACGGCTCACCTGTGGGATATCCGGTGGCTTAGAGAACGTGCGAGGAAAACAAGGTGATTGACCCAAATCGAAGTTACGAACAAGAAAGCGTCGAGCGGGCTTTAACTTGCGCTAACTGCGGTCAGAAGCTGCATATGCTGGAAGTTCACGTGTGCTCCGATTGCTGCGCAGAGCTGATGAGCGATCCGAATAGCTCAATGTACGAGGAAGAAGACGATGAATGAGTTAATAAATGGCAACGCCATCAAAATGACAAGCATTGAAATCGCTGAGTTGGTAGAAAGCCGCCATAGCAATGTAAAAGTATCCATAGATAGATTGGTGAAACGTGGCGTTATCAAGCCTCCTGCATTGCAGCACACTAACATAATCAATGATTTAGGTGTTATTACCGGGAAGCGTTATTTCTACGTCTTCGAGGGCGAACAAGGAAAGCGAGACAGCATTATTGTCGTCGCCCAATTGTCGCCAGAGTTCACCGCTCGCCTTGTTGACCGCTGGCGAGAGCTTGAAGAAGCTGCGGTTAATATCCCCAAAACGCTACCGGAAGCGTTGCGCCTTGCTGCTGATCTTGCTGAGCAGAAAATGCAACTGGAAAACCAGCTCGCAATTGCCGCACCTAAAGTTGAGTTTGCCGATCGCGTTGGCGAGGCCAGCGGAATTTTGATTGGAAACTTTGCAAAGGTTGTTGGAATTGGTCCAAACAAACTGTTTGCGTTGATGCGCGATCACAAAATCCTTATTGCTTCAGGTTCCCGGCGCAATGTGCCAATGCAGGAATATATGGATCGCGGCTATTTCACAGTGAAAGAAACAGCGGTCAACACAAATCACGGAATACAGATATCGTTCACTACAAAAATCACCGGACGTGGCCAACAGTGGCTGACCAGAAAGCTGCTCGATAACGGAATGCTGAAAGTAACCGGGGAGGCTGCTTAATGGCTAACCTACGCAAAGAAGCACGCGGCAGAGAATGCCAGGTACGTATTTACGGCGTATGCAATGGTAATCCTGAAACTACAGTTCTGGCACATTACCGGATGGCTGGAATTTGCGGAACTGGAATGAAGCCTGACGACCTGATCGGCGCATGGGCTTGTAGCGCGTGTCACGATGAAATCGACCGACGCACAATGATTCTCGACAACAAAGACGCCAGACTTTACCACCTCGAAGGCGTGATCAGGACGCAGGCGATACTGCTGAAGGAGGGGAAGATTAAGTCATGAAAACCTACCGAATAAAATTGCCGTGGCCTCCTTCAAACAACCGATATTGGCGACACTCAAGAGGGATCCACTACATCAGCGACTGGGGGAAGAGATACCAAGAAGAAGTAATCGAATTAATCCAGCAACAACAGCTAGACATCAAAATCACACCTCGCATCAGAATAACCATCCACGCAGCACCTCCCGATAACCGCAAACGAGATTTGGACAATCTGCCAAAAGCCGTTTTTGACGCACTCACCAGTGCGGGCTTCTGGCTGGATGACGGTCAGATAGACGATATGCGCGTCATTCGCTATCAGGCGATTAAAGGCGGAATGCTTTTGTTGGTTGTGACTGAAACATGCGGCAGTTTGCCAATGATTACAGAGCTACTGGAGGCCGCATGACGTTCTCAGTAAAAACCATTCCAGACATGCTCGTTGAAGCATACGGAAACCAGACAGAAGTAGCACGCAGACTGAAATGTAGTCGCGGCACGGTCAGAAAATACGTTGATGATAAAGACGGGAAAATGCACGCCATCGTCAACGACGTTCTTATGGTTCATCGTGGATGGAGTGAAAGAGATGCGCTATTACGAAAGAATTGATGGCAGCAAATACCGAAATATTTGGGTAGTTGGCGATCTGCACGGATGCTACACGAACCTGATGAAAAAACTGGAGACGATAGGATTCGACACCCAAAAAGACCTGCTTATCTCGGTTGGCGATTTGGTCGATCGCGGTGCAGAGAACGTCGAATGCCTGGAATTAATCACATTCCCCTGGTTCAGAGCTGTACGTGGAAACCATGAGCAAATGATGATTGATGGCTTATCAGAGCGCGGAAACGTCAATCACTGGCTGCTTAATGGCGGTGGCTGGTTCTTTAATCTCGATTACGACAAAGAAATTCTGGCTAAAGCTCTTGCCCATAAAGCAGATGAACTTCCGTTAATCATCGAACTGGTGAGCAAAGATAAAAAATATGTCATCTGCCACGCCGATTATCCTTGTGACGAATACGAGTTTGGAAAGCCAGTTGATCATCAGCAGGTAATCTGGAACCGCGAACGAATCAGCAACTCACAAGACGGGATCGTGAAAGAAATCAAAGGCGCGGACACGTTCATCTTTGGTCATACGCCAGCAGTGAAACCACTCAAATTTGCCAACCAGATGTATATCGATACCGGCGCAGTGTTCTGCGGAAACCTCACATTGATTCAGGTACAGGGAGAAGGCGCGTGGGCATAAGAGAACTAAACCTCACCAAAGAACAGCATGAGTGGCTGAATGGCTGGCTTGAACTGTGGGGCGCATGGGTTTATTCAGGTCGTCTGGAAAAGCGCATGAGCAGCGTAATAGCGAAGTTCATGGAGAGCGTAGAGCCGGGAAGAGTTATGACAAGGCCAATGTGTAATGATGATGATGGAATGTTGATTTCTCAGGTCGTCGATTCCGTCATGTACATTGACAAGAAAGCCTTTGGCATCCTCCTCAGCTACTACGCTCATGGTTCATCTAAGCGAGCAATTGCATCCTACTATCACGCGACTGCAAAGCCACGCAAGATGTGTGGACGTGGTGGCGAGGGATGGAGAAAACCTTCAATGGCAACCTGTAGAAACGAAATTGACGACATCCTGAAAGCGTCGTTATTTGTTTTGTACCAGCCAATGCAAAATGCTTTCAAAATGCGTAAACGTGTTGAGAAAGTTAAGCATGTTGCTGTTAAAAGTCTTGACATGCAATTAGCCATTTAGCCATAATTAGCAGGTAAGCTGCCGTTAGTGACTCTTAAGTTGCAACGGTGGCTTTTTTTATTTGGGTCAGTCGTATAAAGGTCATTACGGAAGGCTGTTAACCTTCTTATCGTGGTTCGAGTCCACGCTGTCCCGCCAAATATGCTGGTTTAGCTCCAATGGTAGAGCAGTCGCCTTGTAAGCGAATGGGTAACGGTTCAAGTCCGTTAACCAGCACCATAACTGAGCCGTAGCCACTGGCTATCCTGAATTCATCAGTGATAGTTACGCTGCGGCATTCTACGCATGACCTTCGTGAAAGCGGGTGGCATGAGGTTGCCCTAACAACCTCCTGCCGTTTTGCCCGTGCATATCGGTCACGAACAAATCTGATTACTAAACACAGTAGCCTGGATTTGTTCTATCAGTAACCGACCATATTCCTAATTAAATAGAGCAAATCCCCTTATTGGGGGTAAGACATGAAGATGCCAGAAAAAAATGACCTGTTAGCCGCCATTCTCGCGGCAAAGGAACAAGGCATCGGGGCAATCCTTGCGTTTGCAATGGCGTACCTTCGCGGCAGATATAATGGCGGTGCGTTTACAAAAACAGTAATCGACGCAACGATGTGCGCCATTATCGCATGGTTCATTCGTGATCTTCTCGACCTCGCCGGACTAAGTAGCAATCTCGCTTATATAACGAGCGTGTTCATCGGCTACATCGGTACTGACTCGATTGGTTCGCTTATCAAACGCTTCGCTGCTAAAAAAGCCGGAGTAGAAGATGGTGGGAATCAATAATCAACGTAAGGCGTTCCTCGATATGCTGGCATGGTCAGAGGGAACTGATAACGGACGTCAGAAAACCAGAAATCATGGTTATGACGTCATTGTAGGAGGAGAGCTATTCACTGATTACTCCGATCACCCTCGCAAACTTGTCACGCTAAACCCCAAACTCAAATCAACAGCAGCCGGACGTTATCAGCTTCTTTCCCGTTGGTGGGATGCCTATCGTAAGCAGCTTGGCCTGAAAGACTTCTCCCCCAAAAGCCAGGACGCAGTGGCATTGCAGCAGATTAAAGAACGTGGCGCTTTACCGATGATTGATCGCGGTGATATCCGTCAGGCTATCGATCGTTGCAGCAATATCTGGGCGTCGTTACCTGGTGCAGGTTACGGTCAGTATGAACATAAAATCGGTGACCTGATTGCCCGATTTAAAAAAGCTGGTGGGGTAGTAAATGAAGCTGAGATATAGGCTGGTTATTGTTGCCTTCGTTGTTACCGTCATTGGTTCCTTCATCTGGTCTGCTGGGCATTACTACAGCAAATATCAGCACGAAAAGGAGCGTGCTGATGAGGCTGTACGAAATGCTGAATCAGCAACTGCCATTACCCGTAACGTTCTGCAATCACTGCAAATCATCAATACAGTTATAGAGGCTAACCAGCATGCAAAAGAGCAGATCGCACTGGACGCATCGGGAGCCTCGGCTGATATCCGGGTTGCTGTTGCGAATGATGATTGCACTAATCGCCCTGTCCCTGCTGGCGCAGTTAAGCGGCTGCACGAATACGCGAACGGTCTACGTGCCGGTTCCGGTAGTTCCATTACCAGCCAGCCTGACGGCTGAAACACCCCAGCCAGAATTACCCGACCCGTTTACGTGGGGAGCAAGTCTTGATCTGAATGTCGCGTTGCTGTCAGCGCTGGCGCAGTGCAACAGGGATAAGGCTGATATCAGGACTTTCGAGAACAACAGGGCAGGACAAACCGATGGCACGATTAAACGTTGAAGTTACCCCACCAGACAGCGAGGCGCTGAACGGGATTTTTGCAGAGATTGAGCGCAAATATGCGCGTCAGCCGCTGACACCAAAAGTAATTGATGAAATGCAACGCGAAGCGACGCGCCTTGTACGGCGAATGATAACCACAAAGGTTACGTTCGTCCGGGACTGACATTACAGAAGCCCTTCACACTGAGGGGCTTCGATAATGGAGCACTGGAATTATTCATGAACAGACCACACCCACCATCGCATTTTACGATGCCACCTGACCCGAAGCCGTACATCAGCATAATGCCCGCCAGTGACGTTGGCGAGTGGCTGAATCAGCACATCCTGAGCGATGAGGGTGACCTCTACAACCCTGATCACCAGCATTTGCTTGAAGCGGATCTGTGCTTTCTCTGGGCGTCGAACGCTTTCGAGAAGAAAGGGCGTTCCGTGCTTGGGCAGGCGGAAGAAGTGGCAATGCGTGCCGGAGGCTGGCAAAAAGCGCGGATGGAGCAGCAGATGTATGAATGGTTCGGCAGGGTGCCGCAGTTCATCATCACGCTGGCAGCCGATTACTGTTCGCAATGTTCCGATCTGGAATTCTGCGCGCTGATAGAGCACGAGCTTTATCACATCTGCCAGGCGACAGATGAATTTGGCGCGCCGAAGTTCACGCAGGAAGGGCAGCCAAAGCTGAAGCTGCGCGGCCATGACGTGGAAGAGTTTGTGGGCGTGGTTCGCCGTTACGGTGCGAGCCGGGACGTGCAGGAAATGATTGATGTGGCGAATCAGCCAGCGGAGGTTGCTCATCTCGATATTGCCAGAGCGTGCGGGACGTGCATGCTGCGACTGGCTTAAATACTGGACTGTATAAGACGAATGGTGATTTATGGCTGCATTAAAATCTGATGTGAAAGCCTTCATCATTCAGTCGCTTGCGTGCTATGACACGCCATCGCAGGTGGTCGAGGCTGTCCAAAAAGAATTCGGGATCAAGATCACCCGCCAGCAGGCTGAATCTCACGACCCCACGAAGGCCAGCGGTAAGACGCTCGCCAAAAAGTGGATCGAGATGTTCCACGCGACGCGCGAACGGTTCCTGACCGAAACCAGCGACATTCCGATCGCGAACAAATCATATCGCCTCCGCGTGCTTGACCGCATGGCAACCAAAACCGAGGGGATGAAAAACTTCTCCCTGACGGCGCAGCTGATTGAACAGGCCGCGAAAGAGGTTGGCGACGCTTACACCAATAAGCTGAAGGTTGAAAGCACTGGCAAGGATGGCGGCCCAATCAAGACCGAGACGACCAACCTCACCGCAGATCAGGCCGCAGAGATTTACCGCAAGATGATGGGGTGATCATGCCTCTCCCGTTTGAATTCGATTTCAGAAACCCTGATTACCAGATGGTTTTTGAATGGCGGATGGAGCGCTTACAGCGCATTCGCCAGAACCCTGAAATGCTGCCAGCGCTAAAGCAGTTTTACCGCACCAACCCGGCACAGTTCATCATCGACTGGGGTATGACGACTGACCCGCGTAACATCGATTATGGCCTGCCGGTCACCATCCCTTTTCTGCTGTTCCCGAAACAGGAAGAGTGGATTCACTGGATCATGGAGCGGCGCGAACGACTGGAGAACGGCATCACCGAAAAGAGCCGCGAAATGGGGCTCAGTTGGACCGCGATCGGGCTGGCCTGCTCGCTTTGTCTCTTCAACAAAGAAATGGTTATCGGTTTCGGCTCCCGTAAAGAGGAATACGTCGACAGCACCGGTGACCCGAAGGCGCTGTTCTGGAAGGCGCGAAAGTTCGTGGAAACACTGCCCATCGAGTTTCGTGGTTCGTGGGACGAGAAGAAGCATGCGCCGTATATGCGCGTTGAGTTTCCAGATACTGGCGCGGTTATCAAAGGCGAGGCTGGCGACAATATCGGACGTGGTGACCGTACCACGCTTTATCTGGTTGATGAGGCTGCATTCCTTCAGCGTCCTCTGCTGATTGATGCGGCGTTGTCACAAACGACGCGTTGCCGTATTGACCTGAGTTCAGTTAACGGCATGGCGAACCCGTTCGCTCAGAAGCGTCATGGCGGGAAGATACCGGTATTCACATTCCACTGGCGGGATGATCCTCGCAAGGATGAAGAGTGGTATCGCAGGGAATGCGAGAAAATCGATAATCCGGTGGTGGTGGCACAGGAACTTGATCTGAACTACAGCGCATCAGCGGAAGGCGTCCTGATTCCATCCGAATGGGTACAGGCTGCCGTTGATGCGCATATCAAACTGGGTATCCAGCCAACAGGCAAACGACTTGGCGCGATGGATGTCGCCGACGAAGGCAGGGACAAAAATGCCTTTTCCACCCGTCATGGCTTCCTCCTGGAAAATGTGCGGGAATGGTCCGGTGTGGGCAGCGACATTTATCAGTCCGTCGAGAAGGTTTTCGGCTTTTGCGAACAGGACAACCTCGAAGAGTTTCGCTTTGACGAGGACGGGCTGGGCGCTGGCGTTCGCGGCGATGCACGCGCTATCAACGAACTGCGTAACGCTGCGCGTCGACCGTCAATACTTGCCACACCGTTTCGAGGTAGTGGCGCGGTATTTGATCCGGATGATGAAGCTGTTCGCGGGGACAACGGGCAAGCCGCACGTCTGAACAAGGACTTCTTCGCTAACGCCAAAGCCCAGAGCTGGTGGCGGTTACGTAAACTTTTCCAGAACACCTGGCGTGCCGTGGTTGAAGGTATGGCTTACAACCCGGACGAAATCATCTCAATCAGCAGTAGCATGGCACTCAAAGATAAACTCATCATCGAGCTTTCGCAGCCGACCTATTCCATTAATGGTGTGGGAAAAATCGTTATTGATAAACAGCCTGATGGAACCCGGTCGCCAAACCTTGCCGACTCGGTGATGATCAGCTACGCGCCAATGAATTCAGCCCTGAACATCTGGGAGCTGCTAGGGAGACAGGCCTGATGGCACGAAACAAACAAGCCACGCGGCGAACGGCACAGGCCACCGCTGATGGCTATGAGAACTTTGTCGCCCGCGTGGGAATGCAGACACCTAACCAGCACTCAGCATCCACCTACCGGGCTAATTTCACCAGTCGTAACCGCATGCTGGTGGAATGGTCATATCGCGGATCGTGGGTTATCGGCGAAGCGGTCGACGCTATCCCGGATGATATGACCCGCAAAGGCATTCGCATCACTTCGGAAATTGATGCAAAAGATCGCGGCATTCTCGAATCACAACTTGATGAGTTGCAGATCTGGGATGCGCTGAATGACGTGCTGAAATGGTCGCGTCTCTACGGCGGCGCGGTGGGTTTCATCATGATCGAGGGGCAAGCACCAATGACCCCGCTGCGACTCGAAACCATTGGCGAGGGCAAGTTTAAGGGCATTCTCCCGCTCGACCGCTGGATGATTAACCCGGTGCTGACACGCCGCATTAAAGAGATGGGGCCGGACCTCGGCAAGCCTGAGTTTTACGACGTGGTGACCACCGCAACGGGCATTCCGGCCTGGCGCATCCATCACAGCCGCCTGATCCGCTTTGATGGCGTTACGCTGCCATTCCAGCAGAAGATGACCGAAAACGAATGGGGAATGTCGGTTGTAGAGCGTATCTGGGATCGGCTTACTGCGTTCGATAGCGCTACTGTTGGCGCGGCGCAGCTGGTCTATAAAGCGCATCTGCGTACCTATAGCGTGGAGAAGTTGCGCGAGCTTATCGCGCTTGGAGGCCCGGCGTTCGAAGCATTGCTGAAGAACATCGACCTGATCCGCCAGTTCCAGAGCAATGAAGGTATGACGCTCATGGACTCGCGGGATAAGTTCGAAACCCACCAGTACAGCTTCAGTGGTCTGGATGACATTCTTTCGCAGTTCGCTGAGCAGATAAGCGGTGCCGTTGGTATCCCGCTGGTGCGCCTTTTCGGGCAGTCCCCGAAGGGATTTTCTACCGGCGATGCAGACCTTGCCAACTATTACGACCGGGTGAGCTCGTTGCAGGAACGCCGCTTACGGATGCCGATGCGTCGGATACTGGACATTATGCACCGCTCGGAACTCGGTAAGCCGCTGCCGGACGATTTCACGTTTGAGTTTAACCCGCTATGGCAAATGTCTGACGTTGACCGCTCAACGGTGGCCGTAAACACTACCAACGCAATCAGTACGGCGCTGGGTGATGGTCTGATGACACTGAAAGCCGCTATGACTGATTTGCGCGAAAATTCTGACGTAACCGGCATCGGGGCGTCCATTACCGACGAGGACATAGAGAATGCCGAAGACGAAGCGCCGCCAGGCATCGGCGAACTTGGCGACAAACCGCCAGAGTCGCCAGGCGGAGATCCGATATCGAACGAGCCTACGGCAGATAGCGCGGGCGGTCGGGGATATCGTAAATGGTCGCTACGATGGTTCAAATGACAGTGTCACCGAAATAATGGATGCGCTGGAGCGCTACAGCGAAATCATCACCCCCTGGGCGACGAAGGTTGCTGAGAACTTTACCGCAGACATAGCGCGCCAGAATGAAAAGCAGTGGCGTCAGCACAGCCGGAACATCAGCGCAGAGCTGCGCAACATGGTTGACCGCGCCCCGGTAGGCCAGGTGATGAAATCCATCGTTGCCGAGCAGATTAAGTACATCAAGTCACTGCCTCTTGAGGCCGCCGATCGGGTGTATGACATTCAGAACAAGGCCATCGAGGCCGTTGTGTCTGGTGGCCGCGCTGAGCCATTCGCGAAAGAGATAGCTGCGTCCGGTGACGTGTCACGCTCACGAGCGAACCTTATCGCCCGTACCGAGCTTGGACGCGCAACCGGCGCGCTCGATCAGGCGCGTGCGCTGTCAATCGGCTCGAATGGTTATATCTGGCGTACAGCCGAAGATGGCGACGTCAGGCATTCTCATCGGGAGATGGAAGGTAAGTTTGTCGAATGGGGCAAACCTCCAACGCTTGATGGCATGACCGGTCACGCTGGCGAGCTCCCGAATTGTCGCTGTTATAAAGAAATCGTTTTTCCCAACCCTCATTCTTATCTCGCCTGAATCGCAGGTAAACCATGAAATATTTTTTCAATACCCGGCTGGGGGAAACCCGCTATCAGCTGGCTGACGGCTCGCTGCTGTGCAAAGACGTGCCGATAGGTCGAACGGGTAAGCAGCTCTACGGCGCTGCCGATCTGCCAAACCTCAAACCCGACAAGCTCGGTGAGATAGTCGTAACGCGTTCTCCTGAGCAGGTATTCCATCCGGCCACGCTCGCCTCATTCGAAGGGATGAGCATCACGATCCTGCATCCTGAAGATGAAAACGGGAATGTGCGGCTGGTAAATCCCGAGAACTGGAAAGAGCTTGCTGTCGGGCACCTCCAGAATGTCCGGCGCGGGACGGGTGAGCAGTCTGATTTGATGCTGGCTGACCTTATCGTCAAAGACGAAAACGCCATTCAGCTTATCGAAGATGGCCTGCGTGAAGTGTCGTGCGGTTATGACGCGGAGTACGAGCAGACCGAGCCAGGTAAAGCCGAGCAGGTCGATATTACCGGAAACCATGTGGCTCTTGTCCCCAAAGGCAGAGCCGGAAATCGTTGTGCAATTGGAGACAGAGACACAATGGCAAATCAAAAGAAAAACTGGTGGAACCGCATGCGTGCAGCCATCAAGACAGGAGATGCCGACACCATGAACGAACTGGTGGAGTCGGCTCCCGCATCGGTTACAGGAGATGAGGGAGATTTGCCGCAGGGCGTTAATCTCAACATCAACCTGTCCCCGCAGCAACCACTACCGGACAAAGCACCAGAGATGGGTGGAGGTCCAACCGGCGACAGTGATGATGACCTCAAAACATTACTGAAAGCCCTGCTGGCTAAGCTGGAAGGAAATGCGACGGGCGATAACGACAATAAGCCTGACGATAATCCGACCGGTGACGGCGAGGACGATGAAGAGGAAACCACGATTACTGGTGACTCAGCCTGGCGTGCCGAAGTTATCGTTCCGGGTATCGATCTGAGCCGTAAGATGAAACCGACCGCGTTCAAACGCGAGGTTCTGGCTTCCGCAGATAAAACGCTGGTTCGCCAGATCGTCGGTGATGCGGATATCCGCAAATTACCGAAACAATCGGTCAACATGGCGTTTAATGCCGTGTCTGAGATTGCCAAAGGGCGAAACACCCGCGCCACCACCGGCGATGCACAGCGCCCAAACATGGGCATGACCAGCATCGCTTCCCTGAACAAACAAAACGCCGAATTCTGGTCTAACCGCAAAGGATAATCCAATGACTGCATATCTGTACCGGATGCCTGTTGGCATTGCCGGGGCTATCTCTCGCCCGCAGGACTTAACCGTCGAACCGGTGGTCCTTAAATCCGATAACGCCTTCGCTGCCTATGGGCTGGCTGGTAAATACGATGATGACGGTTTTTTCGTGCCGCTGGCAGATGGTGATACCGCAGACAAGGTGAAGGGGATCTATGTGCGCCCTTATCCGACCACTTCGCAGCCGGACATGGTTCGCCAGGTGGGGAGTGGCAAGAACTTCCCGGGCGACGCAATGAAGCGTGGCTACGTGACCGTTAATCTCGGTTCTGATTTTGATGCCAGCACCATCAAAAAAGGCGACCCGGTATACGTTGTCGTCTCCACTGATGAATCCATCAAAGTGCCGCTGGGTGGATTCATGGCCACGTCAGTCAGTGGCAAAAACGTGGTGCTGACCAATGCTGAATTCACAGGTGCCGGTGATGCTAACGGCAATGCAGAAATTTCCTGGAAGATTTAAGGAACAGACGAATGATTACTTTTGATCAGGCAACCGTTGACAGCTCTGGTGCCTTTCTCATCGGGGAGCTGGAACGACTCGACCAGACGCTGAACCTGCCACTGGTGGGGTACACCTGGACCCGCGATATCCAACTGCGTGAAGATGTCTCCATCGCAGATGACATTTCCAGCTGGACGAATACCAGCTTCGCCGCTGCGGGTACTGGCGCAAATCCGAATGGCAAAAACTGGGTAGGCAAAGACTCAACCGCTATTGCTGGCGTAAACGTGGATATCGGCAAATCCGGTAACCCGCTGAACCTGTGGGGGATGGAGCTTGGCTGGACGGTCATAGAATTGCAGGCTGCTCAGCAGGTCGGACGCCCGATCGATACGCAGAAGTATGACGGGATGCAGCTCAAATGGCAGATGGACAACGACGAGCAGGTGTATGTTGGCGATTCCGCATTAAACCTGAAAGGCCTTGTTACCCTGGACGGCGTGCCTGTCAACAACGCTGCCAAAACGTGGGCAACCTCAACACCGGACGAAATCCGCGCAAGCATTAACCAGGTGCTGTCTGATGCGTGGGCCGCTTCCGGTTACTCTGTGGTTCCGCGTGATTTGCTGATCCCGCCTGAGCAGTTTGCTCTGTTGTCCAGCATCATCGTTTCATCTGCGGGTAACCAGTCCCTGTTGACGTACCTTCAGACCAACACCATCAGCTATCACCAGAACGGTGTTCCGCTGAATATCCGCGCGGTTAAATGGCTGAAAGGCCGTGGTGTGGGGAATAAGGATCGCATGGTTGCGTACACCAACGATAAAAAATACGTCCGCTACCCGCTGGTTCCGCTTCAGAGCGTGCCGGTGCAGTATCGCGGTCTGTATCAGATCGTCACTTACTACGGCAAGCTGGGTGCAGTCGAGCCAGTGTATAAAGAAACTCTGTCCTATGTGGACGGTATCTGATAACCAGAATGGCCCCGAAAGGGGCCTGAAGGAAACTGAAATGGCGAAAGAAAAGCTGGTTACCATCCATGTTCACACCCCGTTTACGCTGACGCTCGGCGATCAGTCAAAACAGGAGTTTGGCCGGGGACGGCATAACGTACCGGAAGAGGTCGCGTCGCACTGGTTCACCCAGGCGCACTCTGAGCTTTCCGAAAGCGTGATTAGCGACACCGATGATCTGCAACCCATTATCGACGGCCTGCAAGCGCAGATTGCCGACAAAGATAAGCTGATTGCCGATCTGAAAGATGCATTGCTCAAACTGCAGGAGCAGAACGACAGCCTGCAGGCGCAGATTACTGCCGCCCGGACTGGCGGTAATGGGGCTAAAGATGCCAAAGAATCAAAGTCTGCCAGCGGTAAGTGATTTTCGCCGCGACTTCCCGCAGTTTGCTGACCCGGCAAAATATCCCGACGCCCAAATCGGGTTCCGTCTGAATCTGGCCGATGAACTGCTGAGTGAAAACGTCACCGGCAAAAAGTTGTTTCCGTACTTTGCCGGATTGTTCGTTGCGCACTACATGACGCTCTGGGCGGCAGACAGCAGAGCGATGCTGGCTGGTGGTCCGGGCGGTTCAACCAATGGTGTTCAGTCCTCAAAGTCCGTGGATAAGGTAAGCGTCAGCTATGACACCAGCGCGACGCTGAATCCTGATGCAGGTTTCTGGAATAACACCCGATATGGCGCTGAATTTTATCAGTTGATCACGATGTTCGGTGCAGGCGGTCGCCAGCTATGAGTTTCAAAAGCGGTGTAACAACGAGGGTGGATAACGCTAAGGCCATTCTGGATGCGCTCAGGTCGTTAACCAAAAAAGATGTGCTGGTCGGCATCCCTTCGGAAGACAGCGGGCGGGATGATGTTCCGTTTGGTAATGCGGGCATCGGTTACCTCAACGAATACGGCTCACCAGAGCAGAACATCCCGCCACGACCTCACCTGGTCCCCGGCGTTAAATCGGTAGAAGAACAGACGTTGCCGCAGCTCAAAACAGCGGCGCAGGCTGCGCTTGATGGAAATGCGGCGGGGGCGGAAAGAGCACTCAACCGCGCCGGAACGCTGGCCGCTAATGGCGTCAGGCGTTACATGACTATTACCGGCTTTACGCCGCTTGCTGACAGCACTGTTGAAGCCCGCGCACGTCGAGGGCGCAAAGGGGCGAAAGCTGAGCTTGCCCGACGCGCTGCTGGCGAGTCACCCGGAACCGATCTGGTGAAACCGCTAATTGACACCGGACAGTACCGCAGAGCTATTACCCATGTAGTGAGGGATAAAGATGCCGACTCTTGATGTAACAGACGTGCTTTTTGACCCCGATTTTTGCGACTTCAACCTGTGGGTAACGCGTCGCGTGCAAACGGTGGACGATGACGGGATCGGCAGTGACAGCGAAGTTAAAACGCAGTTTGCCGGAGTTGTTACCGTTGACCGCTCCCTGGAGAACCGCCGTATGCAGTCCGGGCAAGTTATCAGTGGCGCGATTCTTATCGTGACAACTGAGCGGCTGACACAGGGGCAGACTGGCCGTGATGCAGATATCGTGACGTATCAGGGCCGTGATTATCGTGTGACTTTCGTCGACCCGTATACAGCGTATGGTGCCGGATTCGTTCAGGCGCATTGTGAGTTGATGCCGTTTGATGGGGGAATTCCGGTTGAGCAATAACACCAGCACAGAGCGCGGATGGTTAATACCAACCAGTGGCGATCCGGATTATGACGAAGCGCTCGACAGGCTGTTAAGCCAGTGGATGCGTAACGTTTCCGGTCTGTCTGCCGGGGTGGTTCGTCCGCGCTGGCAGAAAGAGCAGCCGCCACTGCTACCGGTTGAAACGAACTGGTGTGCGTTTGGGGTTATCGGATGGTCAGGTGATGACAGTCCGGCATTCACCAGACAGACCGATGATGGCTCTCAGCTCTGGCGGCATGAAACGATTGAGTGTATGGCTTCGTTTTATGGTCCGGCGGGGATGGTGTATGCGTCCCGGTTTCGTGACGGTATATCTGTACCGCAGAACAATGCAGCACTGAATGCGCTGGGGCTGTCTCTTGGCGATTACACAGGTCTGACTCCCTTCCCTGAACTTATTAATCAGCAATGGGTCCGCCGCTACGATATGACGGTGCGTCTGCGCCGGAAGGTTGTGCGCGAGTACGGTATTAAATCGCTGGTGGAAGCACCAGTCATCTTTTTCGGAGATTAAGCTATGGCACAGGGCTTGCCTGTATCAAACGTTGTTAATGTTGATGTGATCATGTCGCCGCGTGCAGCATCAGGGCGAAATTTTGGTGCATTACTCATTCTCGGCCCGTCCACAATCATTCCGGTAAGTGAGCGCATTCGCCGTTATTCTGCCGCGGAAGATATTGGAAAAGATTTTGGCGTGGAATCACCAGAATATAAAGCTGCGCAGGTGTTTTTCTCACAATCACCGAAACCTCAGGAGGTTTTTGTTGGTCGTTGGGTGAAAACGAAGGGAGACAGCGAACAGGCCACGCCTGAGACGCTGGAGCAGGCTGTGAATGCCATGCTTGATTATACTTCATGGTATGGGCTGGGGATTGCAGACGATGCAGATATTCCGGATGCAGACTGGCTGAAAGTGGCTGCGGCGATCGAATCCTCTTCTGTAAGCCGTATTCTGGCGATTACGACAAGCGATGAGAAATGCCTGCAGACTGCATCCAGCGATGATTTGGCATCAAAACTGAAAACCGCCGGATATTCACGCAGTTTTATTCAATATTCATCGGGTAATAAATACGCTGCGTTATCTGCATTTGGCCGGGCATTCACGGTTAATTTCAATGGCAGTAATACCGCGATTACGCTCAAGTTTAAGCAGGAGCCGGGTGTCGGGTATGAAACACTGACAGTCAGCCAGGCATCGGCACTTGATGCAAAAAACTGCAATGTGTTCGTGTACTACCAGAATGATACAGCTATCCTCCAGCAGGGAGTGATGGCTAACGGCGATTTCTTTGATGAACGCCACGGCCTGGACTGGTTACAGAATTATGTGCAGACCAACCTCTATAACCTGCTTTATACCAGCACCACGAAAGTTCCCCAGACTGAAGCCGGTATTACCCGACTGTTATCAAATGTTGAAAAATCACTGGATCAGGCCGTTCAGAATGGACTGATTGCTCCGGGCGTATGGAACGGGGGCGACCTTGGCCAGTTGTCATCAGGTGACACGCTGCCCAAAGGTTATTACGTATACGCCCAGCCGCTGGATGAACAGGCACAATCAGAACGTGAAGCCCGTAAGGCTCCGGTGATTCAGGCTGCAATAAAACTTGCAGGCGCGGTTCATTACGCTGACGTACAGATTAACGTTGTTCGCTAAGGGGAAGTGAATGTCTACCTATTCTTTTATGGATGTCACTGCGACGCTGACCGGGCCGACCGGTTCGATTGACCTCGGGTACGGTTCTGCAAGTTCTGAAGAGGGGATTGTGGTTGCGATGGGCGGCCCTAAAAACACCATGACCATCGGTTCTGATGGCGAAGTGATGCACAGTCTCCATGCAGATAAAAGCGGGACGATTACCGTTAACCTTCTGAAGACATCACCGACAAATAAAAAATTGTCGCTGGCGTATAACGCACAGAGCCAGTCTTCTGCCACATGGGGGAATAACGTTATTGTGATCCGAAACAAGGTCAGCGGCGACATCATCACGGCACGCAGTGTTGCGTTCCAGAAACAACCGGATAATGCCAACGCTAAAACCGGTAATACGATGCCGTGGGTGTTTGACTGCGGCAAGATTGACCAGGTTCTCGGGGAGTTTTAATACATGGAATTCGAAATCAAAGGCGTGAAATATCGCGCGGCAAAACTCAGCGTTTTTGATCAGCTGAAAGTGACCCGCAAACTTCTGCCGGTGCTGGCAGGAATGATGTCAGATTTCGGGAGCATTCGCTCCCGTTTGCCTGCTGATGGCAAAATCGACACCGTGAAATTCGAGCAGTTAAAACCGGTGTTTGAAACCATGCTCCCGCGTATCGCTGAGGAACTGTCTTCCCTGACCGAAGATGACACCAGTGCGATTATTCATCCCTGTCTTGCGGTGGTATCGCGGCGTCATATGGACGGATGGGTTCCGGTATTTACCCAGGGCGAACTGATGTTTGATGATATTGACTTGCTGGTCATGCTGCATCTGGTGGCGCGGGTGGTCGCCGATTCGCTGGGAAATTTTTTGCCTACACCCCTTACCAGCACGACGCAGAGCCTGCAACAGGGCTGACGTTTAACAGCCTGCCGGACGGGCTGTCTTACCTTCTCAATCCGGTTGACGCCGGGTTAATTCCTTATACAGCACTTAAAGATGGCTCTGTCGATTTGTACGACATTGCTCTCTTGAATGACCATCTGGCGGTAAAAGCGGATAACCAGCGGCGCATTGAGAAATGGAGAGAGGATAATGAACGCTGAAACTATTAAAGATTTCCTCGTCTCGCTTGGCTTCAGCGTGGATGATGCAGGAGCGAAAAAGTTCGGTTCTGTCCTCGCCGGTACAACTGCAAATGTCATCAAAATGGGACTGGCCGTTGAAGGAGCTGCGCTGTCCGTGGTGGCCTTCACGGCTAAGATCGCCTCCGGCCTGGATAATCTTTACCGGGCGTCACAGCGCACCGGCGCGACAGTCCAGGGAATTCAGTCTATTGGCTATGCGGTTTCGCAGGTTGGCGGCAGCGTGGACGCGGCGCGAACCTCTCTGGAAAGCCTCTCCCGGTTTGTTCGTAACAATCCCGGCGCGGAAGGCTTCCTGAATCGCCTGGGGGTACAGACACGGGATGCCAGCGGTAACATGCGTGACATGGCCGCTATTTTTACAGGTGTAGGCCAGAAGCTCAGCGGCATGCCGTATTACCGGGCTAACCAGTATGCGCAGATGCTAGGCATTGACGAAAATACCCTTATGGCGATGCGCCGGGGTGTGGGTGATTTCTCCGGGCAGTACAGCGCAATGGCGAAAGCTATCGGCTTCAATGCTGACGAGGCGGCCAGAAGCTCCAACAAATTCATGACCTCCCTGCGCGAGTTCGGCGCGATGGCAGGCATGGCCCGTGACAAAATCGGCTCTAATCTTGCTGGTGGTCTGGCGGGTTCGCTGGACACACTGCGCCGCCACATCCTCGATAACTTCCCGCGCATCGAGCAGACCCTGACGAAAGCCATAAAAGGCATTCTGGCGATCGGAGACATCATCGGGCGGCTGTTCTTCAGGCTAATTGAGGGAACATCCAGCCTTATCACCTGGTGGCAATCGCTGGATAAGCAAACGCGGGAGCTCATCTCGCTGTTTGGCGCGCTGACGATTGCGCTGCGCATTCTGAACAGTACGTTCTGGATGTCGCCGATTGGCCTCATTACCGCGCTGGCGGCGGGGATTGCCCTTCTGTGGGAGGACTATCAGACCTGGAAGGAAGGCGGCGACAGCCTGATTGACTGGGGCAAGTGGAAGCCGGAGGTCGATGCCGCGCTGAAGATGGTTCGTGACCTGAAAGGGTCTGTTAATGAACTGGCGAAAGCGCTGGCGAAACTGCTCAATATTGACCCCAAATCATGGTCCCTGAAGTGGGATTTCAGCAACTTCATCGACCAGATGGGCGAATTCAGCAAAATGCTGAACATGATCGCCGACCTGCTCAACGCTATCAAAGATGGCCGCTGGGCTGATGCCGTCATCATCGGCAAACAGATACTTAATCAGGGCAGCGAAAATCCGTCAGCGATGCCGATGGTTACAGACAGCGCTAACAGTACTGCCGACTGGATTAAAGAGCACTGGGGATTCGATCCCCGCAGTGTGGGCCGGACGGTACGCGGCTGGTTTGGTGATGATGAGCCGGAACAATATGCACAGGCTACGAAACGAGGAGAACGGAATAACAATCCGGGAAACCTTAATTTTGCTGGTCAGGCAGGGGCTTCTCTTGAACGCCCGGGCGGGCGATTTGCCAGATTTGAAACTGCTTTTGATGGATTACGGGCTCTTGCTCGTCAGTTAATGCTGTACGCCGGACGGGGAATAAACAGTGTGGAGAAAATTATCTCTACCTGGGCACCTGCGTCTGATAATAACAACACAACTGCGTATATCAGGGCTGTATCGCAACGACTGGGAGTGGATCCCCGGGCTGCCCTGAATATGAGCGATCCGCAAACCATGTCAGCATTGATGAGCAGCATTATCCAGCATGAGAATGGAAGAAATATCTATTCTCGAGAGCTGATTAATAAGGCTGCCGTGGCGGGAATTAGTGGCAAAATGACAGAGGTTAACCAGCAAAATACTTACCACATTTACGGTGGCGGAGATCCGCACGCTGTCGGTAATGAGGTTGCACGTCGGCAACAGTCTGCAAATGCTCAGGTCATGCGAAGTAATCAGGTGAGGGTGGGTTAGTGGATATTCTCTCTACACTTTTTCATCAGCAGAGCAGAAAAATAGGAATGATTGTTCCCAGTGTTGTTATTTCAGAGAAGCATACAGATATGCTTGAAATAACAGAGCATCCGGTAGAGGTCGGGGCCGCTGTCGCTGATCATGCCTATAAAAAACCGTCAGAAGTGGTGATGGAGGTTGGTTTCGCCGGTGGCGGCGCATTGCTGGATTTTGCCAGTAATCTGACGGCTACCAGCCTGCTCGGCCTGAGTCCTCAGCAGACGTATCAGGAGCTACTGGATCTGCAGGAAAGCCGTATCCCCTTCGATGTGGTAACCGGTAAACGGCTGTACAGCAACATGTTGATCCGGGCGCTGGAAGTGACGACGGACAAGACAACCGAAAACGTCCTGTCCGCCGTCCTCACCCTGAGGGAGGTCATTATCTCCCGGACACAGCAGATTACCGTCGCGGATAAAACCAACATGAAGGAAGGGGCCAGCACGTCGGCGGTACAGAATAGCGGTAACAAAACCACAAAGCCTCCAGATACTTCACTGCTGAAAAGCATCACGGGTAACGTGGCGTCATTACTGGGAGGCGGCTAATGACAATTCAGGAAATTCCGCTGACAGCGGACAACCAGCAGTTCAGCATCGTCCTGGGTGGTGTCACCTGGCGGATTAGCATCATATGGCGCGATCCTTACTGGATTATGGACCTGCAGAACGACAGAGGAGAGCCGGTAATCTCCGGTATTCCTCTCGTCACTGGCGCTGATCTGCTGGCGCAGTACGCCTGTATGGGACTTGGTTTTAAGCTGTTGGTGGTCTGCGATGACAACACACAGGATTATCCCACGAAAACTGACCTGGGCGGGCGCAGTCATTTGCTGGTATCAACGGAGTAAGCATGTCACAGAACTGGATGAGACATTTCGAGCTGCAGCTTGTGGACGGGAACGGTAAGGGAATTGAGCTAAGTGATTTCAAAGTCACCTTTACGATCGACTGGTTCAACATCAGCAGCGCGTCCCGGGTAGGGACTATCAAAATTTATAACCTTTCGGCAGATACTGTGAACCGAATTACCGGGCAGGAGTTTTCGAAAGTGCGGCTGATTGCCGGTTACGACGGTATCGCGCCGGAGGTGGCGGCAAGCGACGTCGGGACTGTGCGTGAAGTTGACGCGGCGGACGTGGGCCAGAGTGATGGCCGCAACTACGGGCTGATTTTCAGCGGAGAAATTCGCTACTCGGTCACAGGAAAAGACAGTCCGGTTGATACCTACGTCCTGATTCAGGCAGCAGATACTGATCTGGCATTTGCCACCAGTATAACCTCACAGACGCTGGCTGCCGGTTACACAGTCGCAGATGTGAACCGTGCGCTGATGAAAGACTTTGAGGCCAAAGGCGCGACCGAAGGACTGACACCTGAAATGCCTGCTACCGTATACCCTCGAGGGCGGGTGCTGTTCGGCATGACACGGCATCTTATGGATAACGTGGCCGGACAATGTGGCGCAACATGGCAATTTGTGGACGGTCAGCGCCAGATGGTGGCGAATAACGAGTATGTTCACGACGCGATTGTGCTCAACAGCGCCACCGGGCTTATCGGCATGCCGCAGCAGACTATCGGTAACGGCGTAAACGTCCGCGCTCTTATTAATCCGAACATCCGGGTTAACGGGCTTATTCAGCTGGATCAGGCTTCCGTGTACCGCACCGCGCTGTCGAACAATGATATCGCGATGGCTGGTGGGCAGATCACCGACCAGAACACAGACGGAAATATCACGCTCAGCGGCACCACAGCACAACCTGCCAGCATCGCAACGGATGGCGTTTATATTGTGCGCGGGATTATGTACACTGGCGATACAAGGGGCCAGGCGTGGTACATGGATATGATGTGCGAAGCGCGTGGCGCGGCGGATCTGTATACGCAATCGGCTTTGCAAAGGGGATGAGCAATGAGGGGTATCATTTTTCTGTTAGCTGTCTTTTCTGCGTGCAGCGTGTGGGCGGATGGCTTCACGGTTAAATGCGGTGGCTACACTATGGTTGCAAACCAGGGCGAGTTATCGACAATTAACGGTGAAAGAGTTACCTCTCAAAAAATCACCGAACTGGGTACCAATGGTTTGAAAGTAGACATGGGGATTATGCCTGCCAAAGACGGTAACAACTACGGCTTTGAATACATTCGTCGCCCTGGTACCGAAACGCGATTCCTGAATGTGCAACTGCTGCAGAACAGCATGGATGCGCCGAAAATCATCGGTTCCTTTCCATGCAAAAAGATTGTTGATTAATCACTCGTAATTATAATGTGATACTTCTACTTTCACGATAAGGAATTTGTCGCATGTTCGGATTTGATAAATTAATAACTCCAAAAATCATCAACGTTCTGTATGGCATCACAATGTTACTTCTGGTTGTTGCCGCCATTATAACGTTTGTTAATGGGAAGGCTGCTGGCGCTTTAGTGCTTTTGTTATGTGCTGTATTTTGCCGAATATTTTTTGAGTGCATCATGGTTTCATTTAAAAACAATGAGTATCTTCGCCGAATAGCTGAAGCGTTAGAAGCAAACAAGCAGTAATGAAACTTCAATAATGAACCCGCCACCCGGCGGGTTTTTTGCTTTCTGGAGCCTACTAAATGGCAGTATCTGACCAGACCCGCAGCGGCGACCTTGCCGAAACATTCAAATCTGAACGGGAAACAACAAAGAACCAGATCCGTGTCGCCTTGCCTGGCATTGTTCAGTCATTCGATCCCGACGCGGTGACGGCGGTTGTGCAGCCAGCTATCCGTTCGGTTGAAAAGGATAACGACGGTAACCGCATTACCAAAAATTACCCGTTGCTGGTGGATGTGCCAGTGGTATTTCCGCGCGGTGGAGGCTGTACGTTGACTTTTCCGGTTAAAGCCGGGGATGAATGCCTGGTGATTTTCGCCGACCGCTGCATCGATTTCTGGTGGCAGAACGGCGGGGTGCAGGAGCCTGTCGACGACCGGGTGCATGATTTATCGGATGCTTTCTGTATCGTCGGGCCGCAGTCTCAGGCGCAGAAAATAAGCGGAATAAGCACCAGTGGCGCGCAGCTGCGTACTGATGATGGCGCTGCGTTTGTGGAAGTGGCCGCAGGCCATAATATCACGGTTAAAACTCCCGGCGCGTTGACGGCGACAGCAGAAGGAGGAACCACGATCACATCACCCACCATCACGCTAAACGGCAACGTGACAATAAACGGGAATCTCTCTCAGGGGATGGGCGAAAGCGGCGGCACCGCGACGATGCTTGGCCCTGTCACGGTGACTAACGATGTAAAAGCTGGTGGTAAGAGCCTGATGACGCACACGCACGGCGGAGTACAGACCGGCGGCGGTAACACAGGAGCGCCTAACTGATGCGATACAGACGTGAAGACGCCGATGGCGATTATACCTTTGGCAGCGGTGATGACACCTGGCTGATTAACTCACCGGAGGCCGTGGCGCAGGCGGTAAAAACGCGATTCGAATTGTGGTATGGGCAATGGTTTCTCGACACCACCGAGGGGACTCCGTGGATCCAGTCCGTGCTGGGCAGGCAAAAACCGGAAACTTACAACCTGGCGATCAGAAAACGCATTCTGGAAACGCGGGGCGTTAAATCAATCCTCTCTTTCAATACGACGGTGGATACCACGACCCGACGTGTCATGTTTTCCGCTGAAATCGACACTCTTTATGGAATAACGACTGTTACATCGGAGGCGTAATGGCTCTGAACCTTGATTCTCTCGGTTTATCTGCAAAGGTAACCGCGGAGGGGATCAGTGCGCCTGATTATCAGACGATACTCAGCACCCTGATTAGCTATTTTCAGCAGATTTATGGCAGTGATGCCTACCTCGAACCGGACAGCAAAGACGGCCAGATGGTGGCTCTGATGGCGCTGGCGATTCATGATGCCAATAACACTGCGATAACTGTCTACAACTGTTTTTCACCGGCAACCGGCTATGGGGCTGCACTGACCAGTAACGTGAAAATAAATGGTATTTCACGTAAAGGCGCGACGAACTCTACGGTTGATTTGCTTCTTACAGGAACTGCCGGAACAACCATCATTAATGGCAGCGTGAAAGACAGTAATAATGTGATATGGCGTTTGCCTGCTTCAGTGGTGGTCGGCGTGGATGGTACAGTGATGGCGACCGCAACATGTTCTGTCAGTGGTGCAGTGGCGGCGCTGGCTGGAACTATCACTGAAATTAATACGCCAACCCGTGGCTGGGTTTCGGTAACCAATCCTGCTGCAGCTACTGTAGGCACTCCGGCAGAAACTGATGCGGAGTTACGTATCCGTCAGTCGCAAAGTGTTGCGTTGCCATCAATAACCCCATTTGAAGCACTGGATGGTGCTGTTTCTAATGTTACCGGTGTAACCCGCCACAAACTCTATGAAAATGATACTGGTTCGGAGGACGGTAACGGGTTACCGCCACACTCTGTTGCTGTAATTGTGGATGGCGGTGATGTGACGGATATTGCTCAGGCTATCAGAGGAAATAAAGGCCAGGGGACAGCCACTCACGGTACAACATCCGTTACGGTTCCGGATAAATACGGCAATCCCCATGTAATCAAATTCTCGCGTTCCAGTGATGTGCCTGTTTATGCCCGGATTAAATTAAAAGTTTTTACGGGTTATACCTCACAGATAGGGCAGCAGATCCAGCAGGCTATTTCCGACTATATCAATAGTCTGATGATTGGTGATTCGGTCCTTTTAAGTCGCATTTACTCACCGGCGAATCTTGGCGTGGTGAGTGGCGGGAATGCACGCTATTACGATATTCAGGAACTGACGATTGGGAAATCCCCGGGGGCTTTGTCGTCATCAAACATTGATATCAGATACAACGAATCTGCGTCCTGTACCCCGGAAAATATCGTTATAACGGTGGAGTCATGAGCAAATACACCGAACTAATCACGAACTACCACGCCACCAAACCTAAATTTCTTGCGCATGTTGATCTGATGACCCGGCCACTTATTGATGTTGCGGCTGCCACCAGAGGGCTGATTACTGCATTTGATATTGACTCTGCGGTTGGTGTGCAACTTGACATTCTTGGATTGTGGATCGGACGTAGCCGTGTTGTCAGCCAGCCTATCTCAGGTGTCTATTTCAGCTGGGATACCGACGGGCTTGGATATGATCAGGGGGTATGGCAGGGACCATACGATCCTGATTCAGGATACATGTATCTCAGCGATGAAACTTATCGTGTCATTCTTAAAGCGAAGATTGCGATTAATAACTGGGACGGACGGAATGATTCGCTTCCGGCAATTCTTGACGCGGCAACAGCAGGATCCGGGCTGCGAATGCAGATAGTCGATAACCAGGACATGACGATATCGGTCTGGGTCTTTCCTGATACTGATATTTCAGATGTATCGCGTGAGTTAATTGCGGCAATTAAACAGGGGTATCTAACAGTAAAAGCCGCCGGGGTATGGGCGGGGGGCATTGAAACACCTTCGGTGGAAACTCCATCGGAAGGCTCTAAATTTTTTGGTTTTGATATGGATAACGAATTCATCAGTGGTTTTGATGTAGGGGCATGGGGAGTATTACTCTGATGGCGAAAAATGACTTTAAAGCGTTTGCAACTGATCGAAATGCCAATGTTATGTCGCAGGAGGAATGGGAAGCGTTGCCTGCGCTTATATCCGGATTTACAGCAGGGAAAGCATCCAGTGCGCAAGTCAATAAGGTTATTCGGCAGGCCAGCTTTATTGCTGCAGCTCTGGCCCAGTTTGTAAGTGATAAAACGCAACGGGATGTGCTTGATAATGGTGATCTGCCCGGTTTTGTTGAATTGCTGGGATCGGGGTTTGCTGTTGAATACCTGAGCCGCAAGAATCCGTTTGGCGATATCAAATCGGATGGCACGGTGAAAACGGCTCTCGAAAACCTTGGTTTGGGAGAAGGTGCTCCAGCTATTGGCGTTCCGTTCTTCTGGCCGTCCGCTGCAATGCCAAATACTGTAATCGACAGCTGGTCCAGTATGGTGTTTTTGAAGTTCAACGGGGCGAAATTCTCTGCCACTGATTACCCTGTGCTGGCGAAAGTGTTTCCTTCGCTGGTATTACCTGAAGCCCGCGGTGATTTCATTCGTATCTGGGATGACGGGCGAGGGGCGGACAGTGGACGAGCATTATTAAGCTGGCAGGCAGCAACATCTTTATCGCAATTTGGAGGTAATTATCCAGAGGGATCCGGCCATTCGATTGCTAATCACGATGGAATATCAGCACACGAGCCGGTTTTCTCTCGATACCATTACACCAGTAATTCAGTGGGTGATGGTGTGAATTTTATAGCCGTCAGACCACGTAACATCGCATTTAACTTTCTGGTGAGGGCTAAATAATGAAACCTGTTTTTGATAAAAATGGGCTGGCTACAGTGCCGGGCGATATGCGTTGTTTTTATTATGATGCTGAAACATCTGAGTATACGGGCTGGTCTGATGAATATATTAATACTGGCGTAAGTATGCCCGCCTGTTCCACTGGAATTGACCCTGGCGAAAACATTCCGAGAAGAGTGGCAGTATTTACAGGTAAGGGATGGAGCCATGAAGAAGACCATCGCAATGAGACTGTTTACTCAATCGAAAATGGTGCTGCTGTTACAGTGGATTATATCGGTGCCATCAAAAACGGTTATGTCACGCTTTCACCGTTAACGCCATATGATAAATGGGATGGTGAGAAATGGGTGACAGATACTGAGGCACAACACGGTGCCGCAGTAGAAGCGGCAGAAGCACAGCGCCAGTCACTGATTGATGCAGCAATGGCTTCCATTAGTCTGATTCAGCTGAAATTACAGGCCGGACGTAAACTGACGCAGGCAGAAACAACCAGACTTAACGCTGTGCTGGATTACATTGACGCGGTGACGGCAACAGATACCAGCACCGCGCCGGATGTCATCTGGCCTGAACTGCCGGAGGCGTAGGTCATTCAATATCTGGAGCACTGGAGGTATCGACCAGTTCCAGTGCGTCCAGATAATCCAGCCACAAATTATATTGCGCCAGTTCCTCACCTTTAAATCTCATCTTTAGGATTTGCAGAAAGGGAGGCGTGAACAAATACCTGCGCATGAAAACGGAACTAGTCCAGATGTGATGTTTGTGGTGATCACATACATCATTAACGATGCTCGTTATGGTGAGTTTGATGACTACCCGCTGAAGTGAAAATTGTGTTGTGTACCAAATTGCGTACCAAACTAAAATCACAAATCATGAAACCCTTGTTCATGGCGGTTCTCAGGGGTGTTTCGCGTAATCGTGAAACAAAAAGGTAGATTGTTGCTTACCGTCATTCATCATTAGGTTAAATCCGTTATTTCTGCTGTTTGCCAGAGTATCAAATATCACCGTGCTAATCAGCTTTAGCGCAACCATTTGACAGCGAGTGGCAACAGATCATGTCAGATAAAAATGAGAGGGTAGTCACATTTTCTTGCACTTTATTCCAGCCAGTTCATAAGTATTTCCGTAAAAAGAACAGCTATTTGAAACTCCTGAGGGTTTGCTGTTGAAACGCCGTCTTATTATTGCTGCTTCTTTGTTCGTTTTTAACTTATCGTCTGGTTTTGCGGCGGAAAACATTCCTTTTTCACCTCAGCCTCCAGAGATTCATGCCGGGTCCTGGGTACTGATGGATTACACCACCGGACAGATCCTCACCGCGGGTAATGAGCATCAACAGCGCAATCCCGCCAGCCTGACAAAGCTGATGACGGGTTATGTCGTGGATCGCGCTATCGATAGTCATCGCATTACGCCAGACGATATTGTCACCGTGGGGCGCGATGCGTGGGCGAAAGATAATCCGGTGTTTGTCGGTTCTTCACTGATGTTTTTGAAAGAGGGCGATCGCGTATCGGTACGTGATTTAAGCCGTGGTTTAATTGTGGATTCCGGAAATGACGCTTGTGTTGCTCTGGCTGACTATATTGCCGGTGGGCAACGGCAGTTTGTTGAAATGATGAACAACTATGCCGAGAAGCTGCATCTCAAGGATACGCATTTTGAAACAGTGCATGGTCTGGATGCACCTGGCCAGCATAGCTCGGCTTATGATTTAGCCGTGCTTTCTCGCGCTATCATCCACGGCGAGCCCGAGTTTTATCATATGTACAGTGAGAAAAGTCTCACCTGGAACGGTATCACCCAGCAAAACCGTAACGGGTTATTGTGGGATAAGACCATGAATGTTGACGGCCTGAAAACGGGCCATACTTCTGGTGCCGGGTTTAATCTTATTGCTTCGGCTGTAGACGGGCAGCGTCGCCTCATTGCAGTGGTAATGGGTGCTGACAGCGCAAAAGGTCGTGAGGAAGAGGCAAAAAAATTACTGCGTTGGGGGCAACAAAACTTTACTACGGTGCAAATTTTGCACCGTAGGAAAAAGGTCGGTACGGAACGCATCTGGTATGGTGATAAAGAAAATATCGCCCTGGGAACGGAACAAGAGTTCTGGATGGTGCTACCGAAAGCCGAAATTCCACATATCAAAGCCAAATATACCCTTAATGGTAAAGAGCTCACCGCGCCAATTAGCGCCCATCAGCGGGTAGGGGAAATTGAACTTTACGACCGTGATAAACAGGTGGCGCACTGGCCGCTGGTTACCCTGGAATCTGTCGGGGAAGGCAGCATGTTTTCTCGCCTGAGTGATTATTTCCACCATAAGGCCTGACCTTTCTTTTGCAGCAGACTGGCAGGAGTGCGAGTCTGCTCGCATAATCAACACTCATTCCTTGTGGTTTTAATATTGCAACTATACTGTATATAAAAACAGTATTAATGGAGGCGTCATGAACTACGAGATTAAGCAGGAAGATAAACGTACCGTTGCAGGTTTCCATCTCGTTGGCCCGTGGGAACAGACGGTAAAGAAAGGTTTTGAGCAGTTGATGATGTGGGTAGATAGCAAAAATATTGTGCCGAAGGAGTGGGTTGCTGTCTATTACGACAATCCGGATGAAACACCCGCCGAAAAATTACGCTGCGACACCGTCGTGACGGTACCGAATAACTTTACGCTCCCCGAAAACAGTGAGGGCGTCATTCTGACAGAAATTTCAGGTGGTCAATATGCCGTGGCGGTGGCTCGTGTAGTCGGTGATGATTTTGCTAAACCCTGGTATCAGTTCTTTAATAGCCTCTTGCAGGACAGTGCTTATGAAATGTTACCAAAGCCCTGCTTCGAGGTTTATTTGAACAATGGCGCGGAAGATGGGTACTGGGATATCGAAATGTATGTTGCGGTGCAGCCAAAACATCACTAATTCATCTCAGGGCGGTGTGTTAACGCTATGACCACTCTTTTTTTGAAAGCGAAAAGAGTAAGATGCGCCTTTCAATTTTTTCGCTCCTGCCGGGAAATTACACTGTTCCCGGTTTGTCCGTCGGATAATTCAGAGGCGCGCCTTCTGGCCGACAGATGAGTTATGAGCGCTTTTAATCTTCATTACGGAGTTTCTGCGTGCGTGCCGATAAGTCATTAAGCCCGTTTGAAATCCGGGTATACCGCCATTACCGCATTGTGCATGGTACTCGGGTCGCGCTGGCATTCCTGCTCACTTTTCTCATTATCCGCCTGTTTACTATCCCGGAAAGCACCTGGCCGCTGGTCACCATGGTGGTGATTATGGGGCCAATCTCGTTCTGGGGGAACGTTGTCCCTCGCGCATTCGAACGTATTGGCGGTACGGTGTTGGGGTCGATTTTAGGTCTTATCGCTCTGCAACTGGAGTTAATCTCGTTACCGCTGATGTTAGTCTGGTGCGCGGCGGCTATGTTTCTTTGCGGTTGGCTGGCGCTGGGCAAGAAACCGTATCAAGGTTTATTGATTGGGGTGACGCTGGCAATTGTTGTTGGTTCCCCGACAGGTGAAATTAATACGGCGTTATGGCGAAGCGGCGATGTGATCCTCGGCTCTTTACTGGCAATGTTGTTTACCGGTATCTGGCCACAACGGGCGTTCATCCACTGGCGCATTCAACTGGCGAAAAGTCTGACCGAGTATAATCGGGTCTATCAATCTGCATTCTCACCGAACTTACTCGAACGCCCACGTCTGGAAAGCCATCTACAAAAACTCCTGACCGATGCCGTGAAAATGCGTGGGCTGATTGCGCCCGCCAGCAAAGAAACCCGTATTCCAAAATCGATATATGAAGGTATCCAGACCATTAACCGCAATCTGGTTTGTATGCTGGAGTTGCAAATCAATGCGTACTGGGCCACGCGCCCCAGCCATTTCGTGTTATTGAACGCGCAAAAACTTCGTGATACCCAGCACATGATGCAGCAAATACTGCTGAGCCTTGTTCATGCGCTGTACGAAGGTAATCCGCAGCCGGTTTTTGCCAATACGGAAAAATTGAACGATGCTGTGGAAGAGCTGCGTCAGTTGCTCAATAACCACCATGACCTGAAGGTAGTGGAAACACCAATCTATGGTTATGTGTGGCTGAACATGGAAACGGCGCATCAGCTTGAGTTGCTATCGAATCTGATTTGCCGGGCCTTGCGCAAATAATTCCTGAACTTCAGAATCATCTTGCTGCTGCTTCGATTCAGCAAGGATAAAGGGTATGATAGTGAAAAGGGATAAAAGCATTGTCATCTGCGGCAGCTATGAGTAATGTTGGCCCTAACGAATAGCGGTTGCTTAAACGAATCCGACTCTCACATTATCAGGGGTATAAAAATGGAAACTACCAAGCCTTCATTCCAGGACGTACTGGAATTTGTTCGTCTGTTCCGTCGTAAGAACAAACTGCAACGTGAAATTCAGGACGTTGAGAAAAAGATCCGTGACAACCAGAAGCGCGTCCTGCTGCTGGACAACCTGAGCGATTACATCAAGCCTGGGATGAGCGTTGAAGCAATCCAGGGCATCATCGCCAGCATGAAAGGTGACTATGAAGATCGCGTTGACGATTACATCATCAAAAATGCCGAGCTCTCCAAAGAACGCCGCGATATCTCCAAAAAGCTGAAAGCTATGGGCGAAATGAAAAACGGCGAAGCGAAGTAATTCCCGTTTTATTCAATGAGGGTTGCCCGGCAACCCTCATTGCTCATTGATTCTTATCTGTGTATCACCGTCATCATTCTCATCTGAGAACCAATCGAAATTAACAACAGCCTTCTTCTGTATGCAGCAAGGCAAAAAGTTCTGTAACTCCATTGTTATTAACTGCACTGGTTACTAACACGTTGTGCGCTCCAGCTTCCCGTAACCAACTTTTCACCAAAGATATTTGTTCCATGCTGGCTAAATCTGCTTTGGTTACTACTCCAATGACCGGGTGATTCATGGCCCGGTAGGGCGTTTTTACCTCTAATTCCTGCTTCAGCACTGAGATTCCTGCTTGTTGCCGGAAAAGCAGGCACCTGCCGTCTGAACGGTATCGATCCGGAAGCGTATCTGCGCCATATTCTGAGCATACTGCCGGAATGGCCCTCCAACCGTGTTGACGAACTCCTGCCATGGAACGTAGTTCTCACCAATAAATAAGCGTCAATACGGTGCTCCGTTGACGCTTACTTTAATCCGTTTTCTGAGCTTAGATTTTTCTGTTCCTACCCAGACCGTGGATTTGGAATTCATTTTTTGTCAGGTCAATGCTAATCGTTAAAACGGCCATAACGCACCTCCACTGGAAGGTTTATCAGTAATATCCTACCGTTGCTTCATGGTCGGGGCGTCCATTCCATTATTATCGGTTTTCCTTTCTGTTTATAAATGAAAACGCCAGCTGTATTCAGGCTGGCGTCAGGGGAAATGAAGCCTGTTGAGTGAGATTCACCGGTTCTGGTGCAGAAGCTGCAGATGGCGCAGGGTAAGGACATCTTCTCTTGCCTGCTTAATACAGGACAACAGTGCTGTTTCTGTGGTTAATGGCACTATACCCTGCATCACTGCATTGTCTTACAGCAACTGGTGAGGGCTGGCATAAGTTGCCGGTGTTTCGGTAGAGTCACGGTCATCCACCACGCGGAGTGAATAACCGTTTTCAGCGGCCTTATTAATCAGTTCAGTGATATTAACACCATCAATGTCAACGACAATGTGCCCCATATCCAGCGCCTGTACGTTAACGCTGTCGGCTTCCAGTGTCATCATTTCGCCTCCGGATACTTACCCAGGGTAATGTTATTTACCGTTCTGTAATTGTCGCGGGTCATCAGGCCGGTCGCCCTGCGAGCCCGGAGGATATCGATGCTGTTTATTAACTGAGAGCGGGTACAGGCGCTGAATCCCGGCTGGTCGGTAGCACCAGCGCGTATTTTTCCACGAGAAAGTTCACCGCATCACACAGTGAAATGCCTGCCTCAATATGCTGCTCAATCACACGTTCATCGGCAAAAGGTGTGTCATTCAGTGTGAGGCCATAGTGCTGGTCCAGCAGTCGGGACAGCAGTATCTGCCAGATTTCAACAGGAGACGGGCGAGAACTGGCCGCCTGCCCGGGTAATACAGGTAATGTTTTCATACTGAAGATTTTCCTGATATGCAGATATAAAAATGGAAAAGTGGCGTGGTGAAAACACCAGGCCGTAGCAGAAGGCTATTCTGGAGAGTTAATTTTTCATTTCGGGCGTCGGATAAACAGCCAGATAAACGTAACCACAACTGCTGAGGGTATCGGCTTTGCAGGTCAGCCCTTTTGCATACAGCGTGACGGTATGCTGATGGCGGGGATTCAGTTCACCGCTGGTGAGCATGAGTTCCAGTTGTTTCATCAGCAGCGGAAAGGCCTGGTCCAGGTGGTACGCATCTGCATCGCTGAACAGGCCTCTGATACCGGCGCGGTCGGCAAGGTAATGCAACCGGTTACCCTCCTGCACCAGACGTGCCCCGAAACAGGGCGTCACGGTGCAGGGCAGCCCCCACCAGGGGCGGTCGTGATTGTCGTCGGGAAGTGTTGTCCCGGGGAGTGTGTCTGACACGATAAAATCCTTACAGAAAATCGGCTAAGAATGGTCCGGTAGTGGCGATAATTCTGCTCATCAGAATTCCCACTCAGTTCAGGGTGACGCTCATCAGCCGGACATACGGACCAAAACTGTCCTTACGGCGTTCAGCAAACACGGCCAGCACACCGGGAATATCCTGCACTTCACGACCGGTATACGCTTCAGCACTGCCGTGCCAGCGGTATTTACCGGTACAGAACGGAAAAAGACGGGATGTCGGATGTTGTTGGTGAATACGCATGGCTTCACCACGGGTGATAATTTTCATAATGGGATACCTCTGAAGACAGAAGATAAAAGTGAAAACAGGTGTGATGTGGTTGTGAAGGGTTAAAGCAGACCATGTTCGGCAAAGGAGAAAACCTGGTTGCCACCGACTATCAGATGGTCCGGCACCCGGATATCCACCAGGCCCAGTGCCTGTACCAGACGTTCGGTGATAAGCCGGTCTGCCTTACTGGGTGTGACTTCACCGGACGGGTGATTGTGTGCCAGTACCACGGCAGCGGCATTGTGGTACAGGGCGCGTTTAATCACTTCCCGGGGATGGACTTCCGTGCGGTTGATGGTGCCGGTGAAGAGGGTTTCACCGGCAATCAGCTGATTCTGGTTGTTCAGATACAGCACCCGGAATTCTTCACGCTCCAGTCCCGCCATGTTCAGAATCAGCCATTCCCGTGCTGCACGGGTGGAGGTGAAGGCCACGCCGGGTTCATGAAGATGGCGGTCCAGGGTTTTCAGGGCCCGTTGAATGAGGCTGCGCTCGCCGGGCGTCATCTCTCCGGGCAGAAAGGAAAGTTGTTGCATTGTGCTTCTCTCCATTCAGTCGATGATGCGCATAATGGCGCTGCATTCCGGATGCTGCAGGGCGTAATCCCGCAACCGGTAATAATGGACCGTCATGGCATAATTCTCCGTACGACAGGCATGATGACTGTACGTCATCAGACAGGCGGCAATACCGGCGGCTTCCGGGCTCATTTCTGCGCGGTTACCGTTCATGGCATTGAACAGTACCCATGTTTCGTCATCATCGTCATCCGGTTCGGGTGCCATAAATGCCCCGCCGTTGTTCAGGGTGTACAGATTCCAGATACCACCGCAGTAGTCTTCGCACAGACGGTCCATCCAGCCGAAGACACGGGGCTCCAGGGTCACCCACTGTGGAATGAGGCCAAAATGCTGCGGCCAGAAGCTGATGCGCTGTTCATCAGGGACGAGGCTGGCAACCAACTGAGGCGGATTATTCTCTGGTGTTGTAGCTGAATAAATTGTGGGGGTATTCTGAGAAACGGTTTTCATGAGATAACTCCTTAAATAACAAATAAATGTGTGTTTTTCAGGAACGAAAGCTGAATGATTCCCTCACTCAGGGAAACGGCATCAGCGCAGGCTCTCCAGCATCGTTTCTGCCATCACCCACAATGCGCGATTGAGCTTAATGTCGGTATCAATGCTGTGAATGGCCCGGGTATGGATACGTTTTCCTTTTGCACTGCGACCGGAAATCCCGCCTTTCAGCATATTCTCCTGGATGGTCTGATGTGCGCTCCACAGGTCCTTACCGTAATCCTCCCGGCGTCGCGGCGTCAGAATGTCGGCGGTGGTGACGGGCTGATGTTCGTCACCATAACGGTAAGTCAGTGCCGCCTGTGCCAGCGCCTGGCGTGCCGGTGGCGGCAGGACCAGCGACTGCATGGCATCACGCTTCTCCTCTATCCGGTCAAACACGCCCACCACCTCGTAAGCCCCTTCGATAACTTTCTCCACTACATTTCCCCGGTGTGGAACACGCACTTCCCCCAGAGACTGGCCACAGACGCACCCGTTCTGGCAGACGAACCTGAAGTAACCCGGCAGCATCTGGTAGCTGGAGGTACCGTCATGAGAGTTGAGCAGAATAATTTCAGGGACATGTTCTCCGTTTATCTCTCCGGCCCGCCGCAGACGCAGCATGTGTTTTGTGTATCCCCGGCGGCCCGGGTCGCGCACACGGGTCTGGCAGGCGAAGAACGGCTGAAAGCCTTCCCGCTGCAGATTTTCCAGGACGGTAATGGTGGGAATGTACGCATACCGTTCACTGCGGGAGGTGTGCCGGTCTTCCCCAAAAATACTGGGTACATGGCGTATCAGTTCTTCATGTGTCAGCGGACGGTCACGGCGTATCTGGTTTGCAGCATAACCAAAACGACTTGCTAATCGCATACTTTGCTCCTTATCGGTGGTTAAGATTTACTGGTGCAATAAATGAAAAAAGCCGCGTCTCCCGGAGAAGACGCGGCCTGACGGGTGAAATGAATAAGGTTTATTGTCTGAGAGGCCTTTCACTGGCGAGCCACGCATTAAGCGGCTTTCCGGTAACAATGGCTGGGGCTGTATTTACCTTTGATATTAATAATGTGCAGAGAAACGCATGGTTTACTCCTTAGATTTTAAGTTTGTCCTGGGCTACAACGACAGGTTTTCCGGATGTGTCGATGACTCCTACCGTCGGTACGCCATTTTTGATTTCGAAGAACGGTTTGTTGCTACCTGAGCACAGTTGATTGTCCCCGTATTCAATCATTTGTGCTTTCCCGGTTTTCAGGTTAACTACCGAGACAGTGTAGTCGTAGCACCAGGCACCACCACGTTCAAGCACGAAAACATAGCTGTTATCTTTATAGTTGAACTGATTCTTTGTCTGGCAATTCATACCGTCAATTTCGGTACAGGAAAACGCTTCTGTAGTATTAACGTATTTGATGTTATTTGGCAGTTTTACTTGTTTCGCAGTAGCGAAGACAGAGAACAGAATAGTTACAGCAACGAGTAAAGTTTTGATAAAAGTTTTCATGATAGACTCCTTAAATTAGTTAACCGCAGCTACGTAGTTTTTCACCAGATACGCGAATTCATGCACGCCAATTTCACCGAACCAAACCAGGTAGGCCGGGTCATCTAAACCAAAGTAACGGTAGCCAACAACTTCATGGGTTTTTGGGTTATAGAGTGTTACGATAAAGTCCCAGCCGCAGGTATTGGCTTTGCAACCGTCGCCCTGGAACCAGACTGTACCGTTAATGTTTACTGGCGTGATACCTCCACCAGGGCCATCCATATAGCCGCCTTTACCGAACATGCCGCTCAGTCCGACCGGTTTTAATGCTTTGTCGATAGCGGCTTTGTAGGTAGCGTCACCTTCGTACAACTCGTACGTTGATGGACACGCTCCAGGTTGTTCAGCCCAGGCTTCTGGGTTACAACTAAGAGCTTGTTTTACGGTAGCCGCTTCTGCGTTAAAGTTAAAGCCCGTGAACAGAACCGCCAGAAATAACATAAGGGTATGTAAACGTTTCATTGTAAATATTCTTCCGTTGTAAATGGCGCTGGAAAATTTCTCATCAGTGAAACCTTCCGGAAGTTCCCCCCCCTTGTATGATGTATATCGCCAGTATTTTATTTCATCCCGGCTGTAATTTTTATATTCCCCGGCACGTGCAATAACGCTGACCAGAGATATAAGGCTCATTAATAACTTTACAGGTAATTTCATAATTAAATTTCCAGTGAGTGAATTGACAGGTGAGGGGTAAAACTTTCTCTCAGGTAATATATATCTGAAAATATTTTCAATAACACCAGACAGGAAAAACACCACCACAGGCGGTGG